GGTGGGTCAGGTGCGGCTATTAAGCTTGGCGGTGGCGCAACAGCAGCTGAGCTTCGCTTCATGGAGCCATCAGGTTCTGGTACGAATTACACCGCGTTCAAAGCTCAAGCCCAGGCAGGTGATGTTACCTATACTCTCCCAGCCGCTGACGGCACTTCTGGTTACGTTCTTCAAACGAACGGCTCTGGTACGCTTTCATGGGTAGCTCAATCAGGCGGTGGAGGCGGTGGCACTCCTGGAGGCTCTGATACTCAAGTCCAGTTTAACGATGCAGGATCTTTTGGCGGTGACGCAGGTTTTACGTATAACAAGACAACCGACGTAGCTACTTTAGGCGGCTTGCTTTTGTCTGGTCTTACGGCTTCGTCAGCAGTTGCTACTGACGGTTCAAAGAACCTGGTATCCGTAACGAATACAGGTTCGGGTAATAACGTTTTAGCTACTTCACCAACACTTACAACGCCTGTTCTTGGCGTAGCTACGGCTACTTCGATTAACAAGGTAGCCATTACCGCTCCTGCCACTTCAGCAACACTTACACTCGCTGACGGTTCATCTTTAGTAACTTCAGGGGCTAACTCGATCACTCTTACGAGCTCTGGTGCGACCAACGTTACTCTTCCTACTACTGGAACACTTGCAACCCTTGCAGGCGCTGAAACGCTTTCTAGTAAAACTCTCACCGCGCCTAAGTTCGCCAATGGTGGTTTTATTGCTGATGCTAACGGTAACGAAGAAATCATTTTCACCACTACCGCATCGGCTGTTAATGAAATTACCATCGCTAATGCAGCAACAGGTAATGGGCCTACTATCCTCACCACTGGCGGTAATACAAACGCCCCGATTACTCTTGGAGGTAAAGGGACGGGTGCGGTTCGTATTGGTCAGGCAACGTCTGTCGGCGTGGATCTTCTCGCTGATCAGCCTATCAGAGACAGCTCAAGTAATGAGCTTATCAGCTTCACGAAAACCGCCTCAGCAACGACTCAGGTTAACATTACGAATGCTGCCACGGGTACAACTGGACCTCTTATCACCCCAGCTGGTGAAACAAACGTAGATCTCCGTGTCGGTGGTACGGGTACGGGCAAGATCCATAACACCACAGGTGAATACGGTGATATTACAACTGATACTGATGGTGCTACCGTTACCTTCAACATGGCTACTTCTAACATCCATCAAGTAACTCTTGGCGGTAATCGAACTATGGCTGTTTCAAACGTTGGCGTCGGTCAATGCTTTATGATTCGTCTTGTTCAAGACGGCACGGGTTCGCGTACGGTTACATGGTTTAGTACCATTAAATGGGCTGGTGGTTCCGCTCCTACACTTACGACCACGGCGAATAAGACTGATGTGCTTGGTTTTCTTCAAACTTCATCAGGTAACTATGATGGCTTTGTAATTGGTCAAAATTTGTAATATGCGTTTATTCCTAGCAAAAATAATGGCGACGATAACGCAACATCCGCGTTATCTTCCAGATATTGAATGGTCTAGTAACAGCTGGACTCACAATGTATTCAGATCTTTTGAGTTTATTTTTGGTCGTAGATCAGGTGTACGAGTTGAGATGAGCTCTTATGTGTTCCATAAAGACGGAAAGACATACAGAGGTTACTCTTTCCACACAATCGAAGCGATGGTTGCCCATTTTGAGGGCATAATTCGTGATCGCTTTGAGAAGTTAATACCAGATAAAATCTTCATTACTCAGTTAGCTGGTGATGCGGGCGCAATGGGTTTCGATCCTTTTGGTCTTGGTGGGGTTCTTATGGCTGTTGCTTATGATGCCGTCTCTTCTTCTGCGGCCTTATCTACGACCCTAACTACAACTCATACCTGTACAGGTTCTGATCGCTATCTAACGGCGGGCGGTTCAGGCCGTGGCACCATTTCAGCTGCAAGTTATAACTCAGTTTCAATGAGTTCTTTGGGGACGCCAGCGTTCAATAGCCCTGTGAGAGCTGCTATGTATGGTCTTCTTGGGCCTGCTTCTGGTGGCAACACGTTGTCTATGACGTTTGCAGATAATACCAATGTTCTTGGTGGCATTTCGCTTACAGGCGCTGGTAGTACTAGTGGTTATAACTCAAATACAGGTACTGGTACGGCTACGTCACTCACAATCGTGTCTGTCTCAACGTCCATCGTTGTAGACTGTATGGATCATGGCGATGATGGCAATCCAACGGCTACAGGCTCAGGACAGACGGCGCGCTACGCAACAAACAATGCTGACGCAGCCGGTGGTAGTACGAAAACAGGCGCTGCTTCAACATCAATGTCATGGTCTCGTCCTTCGAGTTCGGTATGGGCAACTGTAGGTATTTCGATTGATCAGGTTACTGCTGTGACGATAAACCCTGCTTTCTTTCTCAACTTTCTTTAATATGGACATTCAAAACAAAAATACAGGTATCTTAATAGAGCCACCAAAAGAAACCGACTATATAGCTGGAGCGGGTTGGGTTACTCCTCTAAACCATCCAACAGGTAATTGGTCTAACTCACTACCGTCAGGTGAAAGACAAGGCGGCGTTTATTTCGATTCGATGGCCTGTGTATCGTTCTCGGCGGTAAACGTCATTGAAACCCAGTTAAACTGGATGCTTTCAACGAATCAATTGCCTTCCGCAACGGTTAAAGCCATGCAAGAATTAGGTTATATCAAAGATGGCGTAGTGAACTTTAGTGACCGTTTTGTTGCTAAGGTTAGCGGAACTACTAGGTCAGGTAACTATATCAACGCTGTCTGGGAGGCTATTCGTAAGAACGGCCTTATCCCTGAGAGTGATTGGTCTTTTGATCCTTCCCAAAGAACACCTGTATTTGATTGGGATAATTACTATGCCCCCATCCCTCAAGCTTTGCTGGATAAGGGCAAGAAGTTCCTCGATCTTTTCGATGTAAAGTATGAATGGCTAGTCGCTGGCGGTTCAGCTACTCCTAAGCAATTCAAAGAATGGTTAAAGGGTGGGCCGATTCAAATTGCTTCCTCCACTTGCCCAGGTTGGAATGAGGGGACGGTGGCCGCCTGTGACAGAGCCATAAATCACGCCACGATGGTCTACAACGTGTCTGACGGTGGCATTATGATCTTTGACCAGTACTCTCCTTTCCAAAAGACCTTGGCGAATGACTACAGGATACCTTATGCGATGCGCGGGGTAGTGTCGGTAAAATCTTCAATCCCTGAAGCCATCTATGATCCTAGCTTCGCGGCAAAATACGAGGGGAAAATGATCCTTGCGGTCGAGGATAACGGATCTCTTTGGTACATCACTGGTAAGAAGCGTGTAAAAATTGGCAGAAAGCCAGAAGAAGTTGACCAATTCTTGAAACTCGTAAATGAAAAAAAAGTTCCTGTTACAGGAATGACAAACGCTAACATCTCTAAGATTGAGCAGATTCAATAATAGGGTTATAATACTACTATGTACGGAGGCGTCCCTTACGGTGGGTTACCATACGGCGCAACTTTTGGCGGCGTTATTGTCATGCCAGAAGTTTGCAACGTGACCGATTGGGCCGTTTCTACGGTACTTAGTTCTACTTGGAGCAGTGAGGTTGAGGCTACTTCTACGTGGACGCGCAAATGTGACGGCGACCCCGGTTCAGTAACCTAACCTATATGCTTCCATACGATATCCTTGAACAAGTCAGGTACATCACCAAGACTAACAGTACCGACAATACCGGTACTGATACGGCGCTGATGCGTTCTTTGAATGACTATTACATGCGCCAAGTGCAAATCCTCGTTAACACGAATGAGGACAAGTTCGGTGTACGCGCTTCAACTAACCTAAACGTTGGCAGTAACCAAGAGGGTTATGCGCTTCCTTCTGACTGTATCCGCTTAAAGGATCTCGAAGTTAATTATACGGGTTCTCCTTCAGACTGGCAGAAAGCTCGCTATCAGGATGTCTCTCAAGTAGAGAGCTATGCCATGAGTTCTAGTAACATCAATAACTACTACTCAACTTCAAATCCTTTCTATGATGTATTTGGCGACTCAATCCTTTTGAGACCTGTACCTACTACCTCAGTCTCTGGTGGCCTTTTCTTGTGGTATATCCAGCGCCCTTCACTTCTTTCAACGCTTTCAAGCACGATCACGACACCTATCGACTTCCATGGCTATCTCGTTTACGGCGTAGCTGGTGAAGTTGCTACTCGTCAGGGTAATGATGCCCTCGCTGCAGCGATGTTTCAGAAATGGGAGGACGGTCGAATGAAGATCGAGACCCAATTCGCTCCTCGAAATCTTGATGAGCAGGATGACTTTCAAACTTACCCTGTAGATTACACGTAATATGACTACCCGCATTATTATCGACAACTTTCTTGGCGGGTTAGCACCTTCTAGATATCAAGGTAATCCTAATGGACAGTTTGACCCCGACGATACGACTTCAGCGGGCTTTGATCCATATGTTCGTACCAACGAAGGACTTTTAAGACGTGGCTTCGGACAAGCGACGCTTACAAATGCCTCTTTGATGACCGGCAACCAGACATGGTTCCGTACCGCCAGCCGTACTTACGGCGATTTTGCGTTTACTATCGATGAGCAGACGACAGGCGCTGGTACTAATAATCGTTTGATGCGTATTGATACCACCACGCACACGGTTTCAAACTCCTCTCCGTGGCCTTTTACGATGCCTACTGATGGTGGACAGACTGGTCTTGCTTTCTTTAACGGATATCTTTACTACGCCTCAAAGCGCTACCTCGGTCATTACGACATGTCTTTGACGTTCAATAGCTCTTATTACACGTTCCTCGGAACGACAGCTATCGGACGCGCTATTGATCACCCGATGGCTAGCGGTAACGGCAAGTTGTTCTTCGGTAACTCAAACTTCTCCTTGAATACTGCATCGGTCGGTGTGGACGACGGCGCTTCGGTAACTCCAAACGCCCTTGATCTTGCGAAAACTGAACAGTGCGTTCGTTCTATCGAGTTCAATCGAAACACTGCTTTTATTGCGATGACCTCAAATCAAGGCTCTGGTGGCCCTACTGGTAACAGTACGATGTACGTTTGGGACGGTATCGCTACCTCTTATCAGGATAAGTTCCAATTCCCGGATGAGGATTTTCACTGCGTAAAAGCTTATGGAAGTGATATTTTGGCGTTTGGCCAAAGAGGGATGTATCAATTTACAGGCTCAGGCTTCGATCTTATCCAGCCGTACCAAGGCGGCCCAGACCCTTGGGGGGTTTCGGTGTCTAATCGTGGTGGCGTTTCATGGAAGGATGAGGCTACAAACTTCTACAACTTTGGTTCACCAAACAAACAGCTCCCTACCATCGTAACGAAGCCTATTAAGTTCTCTGAGGTTCCTGCTGGTGGAGTGGCTTATATCGGCCAAGACAACATGTACGTGGGTGGCTTCACGACTGCAGGATCTAGGATCAAGCGCTTCGGACTCGCTGGCACAACTTACGAAAGCGGCGATTGGAGAACTCCGATGTTCAAATGGGATCAGCCAATGCGCCTTGTTCGTTTTGAAGTCCACATGATTTCAATGGTTTCAGGCTGCACTCTCTCGGCGACGTGGGCTAATAACGACGGTTCATCACAAACCACGATGGACACGATGAATACTCCTGGCACTACTTTATGGGAGTACGACCCTAACGGGCTTGTTGATTACTCATGGCAGTTTGGCATTACCCATTCGGCAGGTGCAACTCCTAAAATTAAGCGTATAATATTAGAGGTAAGCCCTGAGAAGCCATAAGAATCCATAAAGAAGCCATATGATCGACCAAGAAACAAAGAAGTTGCTAGACTCAATGAACAAGAAAATAGATGACCAAGCGAGAGAAATACTTGCTTTGCAGAATTGCTTGAGAGACGCCCGCGTCATTATCAAAAACTTTGAGGGCGCATTCAAAATCTTAGACGCCGCTCCCACGACAACAGACACTCAAGAGGGCTGTATTTATCTAACAAATGTCGCTGGAGTATACGGATTATACGCTCGAATCAATAACGGTTGGAGGGCAGTTCCACTCACATAAAATATGGCATCACAAATATACACAACAGGTCAGACTGGCGATTCTCGCCTTTTCTACCAAGATCCTTCTGGTTCATACCAACAGATCGCGAATACTAACCAACTACAAGACCTCGCTAAAGCGGGGACGGTTCAGGTTGGTGGCGAGAGAGCTATTCTTCCCCAAGGCGCTTTAAGCGGTGCGAATACACCGACGTCAGGCTCCGTATCCCCTACCGTATCTCCTAGCCCTACAACGCAACAGACATCGCAAACAAGCCCAACGGGTTCGCTTGAGGCTTCTCCGGGTGTTTATAAGGCATCATCATTGATGGACTACTATAACAATGAGCTTGAAAGAAACCGCACTTCGTACGATCAGGCTCAAAGCACACTCTCTGGCATAAACCAGCAATTGCAATCCATCTATGGCGGCCCTTCTCTCCAAGAGACGTATAATAAGCAGCTCTCTAGCGCTACCGCAGGTCTTGACCAGCAGATGCTTCAGACAAACGAACAGCTTAAAGGCATTGATACGGCTCTCGCAGGCGTTGAGCAGGAAGTTCGCGCTCGTATCGGCCAGGGTCAGGCTCCTGAGGCCTATATTCAGGCTGAAATCGCTCGTCAGTCCACTCCTTTGATTAACCAGCGCAATGCGATTGCTAACTCTCTTAATAACCTTCAAGAACAGCGCCAAAACGCCCTTCAAGGCGTTCAGCAAGGTATGCAGTACTTACAAGCTGACCAGAGCAGACAGGTGTCGCTTCTTGACGCTCAAAGACAGTTGGCTCAGCAGACGGTCGATAGCTTTAACTCTCTCGTTGAAAAGGGCGCTGCGGCGACAGATAAGGAACGCGACAATGCTAGACAGTTGTTTAGTCAGTTCCTGCAACAAGCACCTGACTTCCTTACTTCACTTAGTGAAGATGAGGTCGCTCAACTCCAGCAAGGCGTTGTCCCTTACTCAGCGCTTTCTAAGCTTGGCAAGACAATAAATCAACAGAAGTTAGAAGCAGCGCAGGCAAAAAGCGGTGAACAAAAAGAAGCGACGAAGCAGCAGATCATCTCTGAAGCTAACCGCATTATTGATCAGGCTAGCCAACAGGGCATGCCTATGGACTTTGGCACAGCTCTCGCACAGGCACGTGCAAGATTCGCCGCTGTTTATGGCAATGATTCCGTAGCTGGGATTGATTTTGGAGGCTCCGTTTCTGGCCTATCTGGCTTGTTTGATTCGGGATCTAGTCCTTATGGCCCTTCAAACGGTATTAGCGAAGGCAACCAGGGAGGTGATCTTGGTTCATTTATGGGAGCTATTGCCAAGCAAGAGTCCGGTGGCCGCTATAACGCCATTGGGCCGGCTACGGCAAAAGGTCAGCGAGCTTATGGCAAATACCAGGTTATGGACTTCAACATTCCTTCATGGACACAAGCTGCTACAGGCACCGCCATGACGCCTCAGCAATTCTTGAATAATCCAAATGCCCAAGAAGCTGTTGCACAGATGAAGTTTACTGAGCTTTATAATAAGTATGGCAACTGGGCTGATGTGGCCTCGGTTTGGTTTTCTGGTCGTCCAGTCAGCCAAGCTGGTAACTCAAAAGATGTCACTGGCACAACAGTTCCTAAATATGTGAACAATATTCTTTCGATGATGGGTCAGCCTTCTGGCAGACAGCCAAATGTTCAGTCTACACAGCAAGGTAATCAGTACCAGTCGCTACAGAATAGATTTAATCAATTCTCTCCTGATGTGCAGGCTGAGATTAAAGCTGTTTACACTGGCCAAAAGACCATTGATGATGTGACCAGCAAGGCTAAGGGAGCTATCAGCGGGTTCTTGTCACAAATGCCAGTTCAGGGCAACTCTGTCTTTAAGAAGGTTATTAATACTGACAAAGGTCGCCAGAGCGTAGAAGACTTGCTGAATATGACCGATGTTATCTCTGGCATTAAAGAGATTAAGCCTTCAGTAAATACTGGCCCTATTGCTGCTCAGCAAGCCAATCTTGGCGTGTATACCGGTATCGGAAACTTCGGCGATTATCAGAGTCTTAAAAACAGAACGGAAAGATTACGCGCTTCTATCCAAAATCAGATTTCTGGCGCAGCCCTTTCAGAAGCTGAAGTTAGACGCCTTGAGCGCTTTATTCCAGTCGTTACTGATAGCGATGCACAGTTTGATCAAAAAGTTAAAGACCTTGAAAAGGAATATAGCGATATCATGTCAAATAAGGCTAAGACATATGGCTTTAAAAACTTCAATGACATGGTAAATTATATGAGCGGTGGAGTTTCTCTCCCTTGGGAATCGTCGCAAAATAATAACGATCCTCTCGGACTTGGTAATCTGGGCTCATTCGGTTCCTATAACCCATTAGGACTATAAAATATGCCAATGACTGTTGACGAGTTCGCTGGTAAGATAAAAGACAAATACCCTGGGTATAGCGATGTTCCCAATGATGTTTTAGTGCAGAAGATCCTAGTTAAATATCCGGGGTACAAGGGTCAGGTCACTTTCGAGCAGACTACACCAGAAGCCCAAAAACAACCGTCGTCTGCGGGCTCATTGCTTAAAGGGATCGCTAAAGCTCCAGCAGATATATTCATTGGAAGGGCTAAAGGTGTCGGCAATACCTTGCTTGGTATGGGTCAACTTGGGCAGAAAGGTCTTGCTAAGCTTACTGGAATCCAGCCAGTGGGCGGCCAAGAATCGTTTAATAGCTCATTAGACGCCGTTCGTAGCAAATTAGAGGGCTCTAACACAGTGCAGAAAATTGCAAAAGGAGCCGAGCAGATCGGTGAATTTTTCGTGCCTGTAGGAGGTCAGGCTAAAGGTCTACAGGTTGGCGGGAATCTTCTTAAGAGCATGCCTAACTTAGGGAAAGTGGCTAACATCGTTGGGAGAGGTCTTAGTGAGGGTGTAGAGCAGATGGTCAGATCTTCTGCCCAACGCGGTACCACCGAAGGATCAAAAAATGACTTCTTGCTTGGCGCTGCTACAAGCCCCACATTAAAAGCGGTTGGTTTGGCGGCTAAAGGAGCGGGGTCTGTTACTAAAGGCATTGTTTCAAAGGTGTCTGGCGTTCCTGCCGAAGCCATTAATCTTGCGCTTAAAAGTCCAGCGAAGGTAAAGAAGGCGATGAGAGACTTTGCAGCTTCTGGCGATATCGCGCCAGAACAGATCCTGGCTCACGCTGAGGACGCTTTTAATTCAGTAAAATCAATGCGTGATGATGCTTACAGGGCCGCAATAGAAAAGGTGCAAAATGCGAAGAACTTTAAGCTAGGAGACCCAGGAGAAGTAAAAAATGCGTTCATAGCACCATTAAAGAAGTTTGGATTTGATATCGGAGAAAACGGGAGTGTTGTCTTTGGCAAAAAGGTAACACTGCCAAAAAATAAGCAATCAGAAATTGACGAGGTAGTTTCTCGCATGAACGAATGGGATGACTTTAGCCCTCTTGGTATTAATGATCTGCGCAAGGTCGTGTCTTCGTATAAGAAAAATGGCGTGCTAGCTTCAACTGCTGACAAGCAATTTAATTCGATTCTTGGAAAGATTGAGAATGGATTGAGTGATTACGCATCGGAGCTTTCGCCAAAGATAAAGGAACTCAATAAGGCATACGCTAAAGATTCTGAGCTTCTTGATCACGCGATGAGCGCACTATCTCTCGGAAAGGGCAAGCCAGACACTGCGGCCAGAAAACTGCTAAACGTGCTCAATCCTAAATCGGACGTATACAGAAAAGTCCTACAGGATCTTGGAGAGCGTGCAGGCAAAGACCTTGAAAGCCAGATCGCTGGTTACTCAATGTCAAAATTCATACCAGAAGGGCTTACCTCTAGAGTTGGCGCTGGTGTGGCCACTGGCCTTGGCGCCTTAACTAACCCGGCGTTTATTGCAGGCGCTGCAGCTTCATCCCCTAGATTGGTCGGTGAAACCGCCACTGCGCTTGGTAGCGCACTTGGTAGCCGTGCAGGGCGGGCTATTAGCCAGTATGGTGAGAAAGCCTTAACCAACCTCATTAAAGGCGCTTCCTCGCAGCTCAATCGTTAGTGTGACGATGGTTGGATGATCTCCATGACGAGTAAGGAGAGCAACACTATCAAGATAAATGACAGCATCATATTATCCACAGTATAGCATTAAAATACTATTTTGTCAATATGGTATAATTAACCCATTAACTACCATACGCACTTTATGAACATGACTGAGCTCTTTAGAGAACACTCTGAAAAAGACGAGGAGAGATTCGATGAGATCCACGGAATGTTTGAAACCATTAAAGACAATCACTTAGCCCACATCCAAGAGTCTATTCATAAGTTAGAGGTGGATGTCGGCTGGATTAAGTGGTTCCTCGGGTCGGTCATTCTTGCCCTCCTGTACATGATCCTTAAAGGGTAGTGTGGTACAATAGGGTTGCAACTATATGAACCTAACATCACAAAAAGAAGCCTTGATTTCAACGCTTCTTCACGTGGTTGAGCTTGCGGTCATCTTGACCGTCGTTTATGGCATTGCTAAAGCCTTTGGCGTAGAGCAAGAGCCAGCTATTAAAGATATCGCCATCCTTACGGTGGCAGCGCTAGCCAAGTTCGTTCGCGCGTCTGATTCGTGTGGCGTTCCTGACTACGTTAACAAACAATAAGTCTATGGAACCTATCAAAATCCAACAGGTTGAGGCACAGGTTGAGGAACAGGTTGAGAATCTTGCCGCTACGGCAGAAGAAGCCTCTCAATTAGAGGAGACCTTAATTCACGATGACCCCACGATTTCAGAACAGACGGCCGAATAATCTACCTTGGCAGGCTTCCTCTTATAAAAGAGAGGTATGATAGATACATTATCTAGGGTCTGCTGGTAGTACGTCGCTAACACTACTTCTAACACTACTTTTATGAAAATGAAGTCAAAGGGCATGGGTAGCATGAAAGGCTGCTCGGATAAGTCAGAGAAAAAAGAAGAGCGCAAAGAAATGGGCGCTATGCGCAAGATGATTCAGTCCGCTGCTAAGCGTAAACGCTAGCGCTACGAGTATATGCCACTTAAAAAAGGCTACTCAAAGAAGTCCATCTCTTCTAACATTAAGACCGAGATGAAGCACGGCAAGCCTCAAAAACAAGCCGTCGCTATCGCTCTAAGCGTCGCTCGCAAAGCTAAACGCAAATAAAAGACAGCCCTTATGGGCTGCTTTTGTTATTTAACTTCGTCCTGGATCGTCGTCATTGAGGCTCCGGATGAAAGGATGCCTGCTGCGATTGATACTGCGTTCTCAAGGGCTAACCTAGTGACCTTAGTTGGATCAATAATCCCCTCTTTGACCATGTCATCTACGAGTCTGTTATTCATAGCATCATAACCGACATTACCCGAGTATTCTTGAACCTTTCTAACGATATACCCTCCTTCTTGTCCTGCATTATCAGCGATTGTTCTAAGTGGTGCTTCAATGGCACGGGACAAGATGCCAGCCCCGATGATCTCGTCAGCCGTGAACTCTGTTTTTACATTCTTAGCAGCGCGGATCAGAGCAACACCACCGCCTGGCAAAATACCTTCCTCACGAGCGGCTTGAGTGGCTCGGATGGCGTCCTCAATACGGTGTTTTATCTCTTTCGCCTCGATTTCAGTAGCGGCGCCTACTTTGATAACACCGATACCGCCTGAAAGTTTGGCAATGCGTTCGCGTAAACGTTCCTTTTCAAACTCGCTGTTAGCCGATTCTTTTTCGTTCTCTAGCGTAGAAATACGGGTAGCGATGTCTTCCTTCTTTCCGTGGCCTCCGATGATAGTTGCGGTGTCTTTCGTGATTACTACCTTGTCAGCCGAACCGTAGTCAGAAAACTCAAGCGAGTTAATATCCTTGCCTGATTCGTCCGAGATGAGTTTAGATCCACTGATAGCCGCGATATCCAATAAAAGTTCTTTCTTGTGATTGGCAAATCCTGGAGCTTTTACAGCACAAACGTTGATCTTGCCCTGTAAGTAACCAGCGACGAGCGTGTTTAACGCCTCTCCTTCGACGGTTTCAGCGATGATCAAGATATCACGTTTACCTTCGGCCATAGCTTTTTCTACTACCGTAACAGCCGTATCTTGATCGGCGATGCCTTTATCCGTAACGAAGATCAATGGGTTGTTTAATATACAGCCATCAGCGCGGTTAAAGGCGAAGTAAGGGGAGATAAAACCACGGTCGAATCTTAGGCCTTCAACGAACTCGGTCTTAATCCCAGCGGTATTTCCGTCCTCCACGGTCAGAGTCCCGTTCTTTCCTACTTGTATAAGGGCATCGGCTACCACTTTGCCGATTTCAGGGTCGTTGGCCGAGATAGAGGCGATATTTACCAAAAGATCGTCTGTGACCTCTACAGATAGGCCCTTCAAAGCCTCCACGATGGCCTTAGAGGCCTTGTCGATGCCTTTCTTGAGTGTTTGCCCATTAGTACCGCCTGAAACCAATTTAACGCCTTCTGAGATGATCGCTTGGGCGAGTACGGCCGAGGTTGTCGTGTTGTGGGTAAGGACAAAATCATCCGTAATATAGAGATGATCTTCGTTTGTTACCTTGATACAGCGCATATCCGTCTCCTTCCATAGGTTCTCAATGGAGTGGATCGGGGTACCATATTTATAACCCTTCAATTCAGAGATACGATAAATAGGGGTTTTTGAATACGATCCTTCCCCATCCTTACGACGGTGTAGAGATACGTTAAGCGGGATACCAAGACTACGGCAAAGGGCAGTAAAGTCTTCTGCTAAGACTGCAGAGATCGTCGAGAACTCAAACAAGCCTCTGCTATTAATGTGACCGTCCGTATCTAACAAGCCTCTTAAAAGAGCCTTTCTTTGTTGGTATGAGGATAGCAAATATTCATCTGGGATGAACTTTGTACCACTTTTTGATCCATACAGACCGAGTGACGTTAAAGCATCTTTAATAGATCTACCATTCAACTTAATACGAATATAATTATGATATTCTTTTGTATTAGTTTCAGTACCTTCTGGCAGAATGAGCTTGCCAATAACATGTCTTTTCTTAAGGCCAAGGCTCAATTCAATAGAGCCTGTACCACTTAGACTGCCGTCCCCAAGAAGAACGCCGAGAGTGTACGGGTCAATCATCAGGTCTCTCTCGTTAAAGAAAGCAGTGGTATTTTTAATAAAATAACGGTGGCCTCGTGAGTTTTCTGAGTCTCTAAAGAGTTTAATCGACATTTCTGCTGTGGTGAGCGTTTTCTCCATGCCCCATTCGGTTGTAACCGTCCAAAGATGGTCTGAAGAACATTCAACAGAACGCCCATCAGTTAATGTAACCTTGTAGAGTTTCTTTACGCCCTTATCGTATACATCCTCTACTTGCTGGACAGATCCGTTAGTACCGCAAATAATGTCACCTTTTTTGATATCTCCCATGGCGATAAAACCATCAGGAGTAAGGACTTTTGCCCAAAGTGGTTGAGGGCCGTCGCCGGCTAAATCATTAGTCTTCAAAGTAACGTTCTTAACTAGCTTAGCGCCTTGGTTTTCTAAAGGATCTTTTAATGAAACATTTTGGGCTACGGTAACACCGTCTTTTGTGAGTATTGAATCTCCGTAGGCGGTTTCAATGATTACCGGTCTGCCTTTCGGCCCTAACGTTACTTTAACCGTGTCAGCTAATGCATCCACGCCTCTTTTGAGAGCAAGAATCGAATCAATGCCGTGGTTGATTTGTTTATACATATTACAAAATAGCGACAATGTGCTCTTTTTTAACAAATGCGATCGTTTCACCCTCTACTGAGGTGAATTCTGCGTAGTTAGGTATATAGACGACAGTCTTGCCAACGAGCTCACTATCAGATGAACCATCTAATACCTCGCCCTTGTTACTTGTACCTTGCTTTACCTCTAAGCCCGAGACAGTTTTTCGCTTTTCCTCGGAAGGTTTTACGATAATGTAGTCTTGTAATGCTTTCATAGTACATGGATTATACCATAATTAAACTTTTACTTTACGTATAGCTTCTCTTAACCACTCCACCACATCGCTGTACTCCTCCAGATCCCAGCCTTCACTTATAGCGATGGTGTAGTTAATAAAGCGTTCTTTGGTGGGTTTCATCGACGTGTGAACCAGTACGTGAAGCACACAATAGCCACAGCCGTGGTGATAATGTCACGCCATGCTTTAATTTCTTCGATACTCATATCAATACTCCTCTAGGGAGTTGAGGTAATCTTTAATAAGCCTAATACGATACGCTTCTGTATGCGTAAAATCATTCATAATGTCCCAGATTCCATCCTTCACCCTCTTATCAATCGTGAGGGGTTTAGGTGGGATGTCTTTAACGAGAAAATTCGTAAACTTAGTAAAATCAATATAACCAGTGTTGCCGTCTTCCCAAGCAACTTTATGGCCTAGAAGGTACCTAGCTTCGTCTGGGTCTTCAACAATAACTCCTTTTCTTCCAGCAAAATCGAATTTTGTCCCAACTTCTAACTTGTCTTCTTTGGTGTAGGGGCGGAAATTCATATTTAGCATCTTACTCCATGTTTAGGGCAACTACAGGCGATACCATGGACGCACATATCGCCATTAATTTTTCTACCTGAGCCATTACAGCTTTGGCAGTTATCGTGTAGACAACTGGATTCGGTTTTATTTGTAGGAGGCCACAAATTATCCATTGGCTTTTCTTTACTGTATCCTTTCAAGTCACCACCACAATGTGGGCAAAAATTCATACTCTCATTTAAGGTTAGATTTTTTTAGTCTTTGAGCAACGATAACATTTTTGATCGCATCGCCACGGGCATTTAAGGTCTTTGTCACATGCGTGGCGTTCTTCCCACTTATGCCTACACATCATCTGCTTTATGGTGACAGTTAACCATGTTTTGAGGGAGGTCATATTATCCAAAAATCATTTTGTACATGATTACGTATTCTGCGTGTCGAAGCGTATCCAATTTTTTATTGATTTAATTCTTCTTAATGAACTGCCAGCGGTTGAGCAATTCGCGTTCTTTAATAAAATTGTTTGCCACATGCTGAATGGCTTTCAATGCTACTTGGTCTTCAGTCATTCCAGTCATACATTCTTTTTATATCCCGTTAGGGGGAGGGGTTAGAGAAGTAAGGCTTGGTACAAATATCTTCTTCTAGTTTTAACGCAGATCTCATTAATAACCTCTCCTCCTCTCTCACTGCTTGAATGATGGCGGGGATGTCGTAGGTAGCGTCTTCGCAGAAACAGTAATGTTCTGCGACGTGCCCACACGTTCGATATGGTCTTTTATCCCACCAATTTGCTTCGTTCATAGTTTAGATGAGGCAAGTCCACCAGTGAATGAGGATACAAACATCGCAACGATAAATGTCGTTTGTAGATCCTCTTTACCAGTAAAGGCGGCCACGATAGCAGCAATAAGAAAGATGATGGCGCTTATAAAGCAGTAGGTTGATATTTTCATAGATCTTTATGGATGGATTCCAGGTAATAAGTACCATTATCAAGCGATACTACGTGAAGAAAATGTCCTACTCCAGCATTGGATCTTCGCATGACTTTAAACGCCTCAATCATCACCTTAATCGTGGCAGGGTGGGGTTTGTCTTCTGTTTCACGCCTAGCGATTTCGTAGCCCTTTCGTTCCGCTTCTTTTAACGCCGCTTGCCGTGAAGCTCGTAAGGCTGTGGTGCTTTGGCAACAGTGATCGCAGATTAAACCACCTGAGAAGCTACGTCCCATGGTTGCACCACAACATCGCGACACTGACTCCATCGCTTCCTCTTTTAATTTCTCATGATAAGCACGGGCGGTGGCGATGAGGGACTTCATGTTATACCTTGAGATTTCAAAATCGCCTTCATCAGAGCATCTAATCTCGTAATAAGCATCTAATTGATCAATCTCTTTAAGGCTTAAAATCTTATTTTGCATAGGTATTTTGAATGACATTCGTTTTACAGTAATCTTATGCTTTCCCCATTCTTCCAAGAGTTGCATCTGTTTCCACCATGGTGGTATCCATTCTCGGTTCATAGTAACTATTCTCAATAAGGTGGATTAGAAGAAGGGCGAGAGCGTCGACCAAGGTATCGGCGTGAACATTCGCGTAAGTGGCATTGGTAGAAACGTATTCACCACGATAACCGTTTAAGGATTTCTCGATACGAGGCTTTGCCGTTAATCCGTAACCACTTCTAGCCTTTTCTTTGGTATCGATTGACCAAGGCAAAATCTCCATCAATTCACTTGCGGTGAAGGCTGGGTAACTTTCGTCACGGGTAACATTAGTACGGATAGCAGTGATGGCCGCCTCTGCTTGAGTGGCAATATAGTGACCCGTTTCCTTAAATGGGTTTGGTGACCAAAGAAAGAAACAATTAGATTTTACATTCAATTCATCTAACTTCTTCGCATTATCGAGAGAGCAGACTATTTGGGATAGGTTCATAGGGTTTGTTACCTAGGATCTTTGAGTAAAGTATCTCAGCCGTTCTGAGGGATACATATTCATATCCTAATGAGCTTTCGTAATAGTAGATTTGCGTATCATTTGACCACTTAAAGCCAAAATCGCGCATTAACTGAGAAATGTCTGACGTTGTTGGATGCGACGACGGTGCGTTATTCATACCTCTTTCTTCTTACGGGCTTCGCATTATTTCTTAAATATAAATGGTCTTAGTAGTATTTCCATAGCCGCTTCTGCGTAGTAACTTTGCATTTTCTGTTCCATCGGTGACAGCACGCGGTTTCTTTCATTTTCTCGTCTCTCTTCTTCTTTTTTGAGGTAGGCTTCAAGATCTTCACCGTATAGAGCTATTAATGATCCGTAGGTATTTTCGATCTTCTTAAGAAAGGCCGCCTCCGCTTCGGTGACATCCATCTCGATGTCATCAAGAGTTCCCTCATAATCATTAAAACGTATAAGACATTTCATACCTATCTCATCGCTAAATAAAGTGCATCTGCGTATTCCTCTGCTTCTTTGATGTGGTCTGGCCTCATACTTTATAATCACTGTTAATTAAAATCCTTTCAATGGTTACTTTCTTAATGTCTTTGATCTTTCCTGCCTGTACTCGATCCCATAGGGTAGAGAATGGGATTTTGTACTTCTTTGAGTACTCGTAGAGAGTGATGTATTTCTTCATTTGATTTCTTCGAGAGAACTGACGTGAGAAAGAAGAAACTTCTCGATCTTGTTTAAGGCGGCGGCGCGAGCGGCGTCAGCGGCGGCGTCAGCGGCGGCGCGAGCGGCGTCAGCGGCGGCGTCAGCGGCGGCGTAAGCGGCGCGAGCGGCGGCGTCAGCGGCGGCGTAAGCGGCGCGAGCGGCGGTGTCAGCGGCGGCGTAAGCGGCGCGAGCGGCGGCGTCAGCGGCGGCGTAAGCGGCGCGAGCGGCGGTGTCAGCGGCGGCGCGAGCGGCGTCAGCGGCGTCAGCGGCGGTGTCAGCGGCGGCGCGATTCTTCTCCGTAGGCTTCTTAACGTAGGTTTCAGCTGCTTCAATCGCCTTACGAGGTCTAGCATCTCCCGGGTAATGTTTTTCGTAGATCTCAATCACCGTCTTAGCCGAGAAGATAGCAAACTTCACGCTATCAAACTTCGTCCACTTGTACGCCTTAACGATCTTCATCGACTCCCAAGACTGTTTGTCATCTTCTTTGTCAAAGTGGCCTTTAACCTCAACGCGGGCCAATACTGAACCGCTGACATACTTCAAAGCATCCAAAATACGCTCAGAAGCGTGAAAACCACCAGCGCAAGCCTCGATACGGCCTTCATGTGTCTCCCATTTACCGATCTTCCATGGGTACTTATTTCGATCTGAAATAATCGTACCCTTGTCGTCTTCAAGTAAAAACTTCCATAGGTACTGCTTCTTTACCGCTACTTTCACTGCCTTAACTTCTTTCTTTTTTGCAGCCGTTTTGGTGACTGCCTTAGTTTTTATTTTGCTCATACGCTTGTTTGCAAAGATTGATAAATGATTTGTTATCCAACCCACCGATACCCGTACCAAGTCCCGTAAAGACATAGGTTTCTTTATCTTTTAACAGTAGTGAGAATATCGCATCTAAAATATGCGCAATAGCATTTTTATCGGCATTCAATTTATCGTCCACTGTTACAGCGAATACAACATTTTTTGTTGAAAGCGTCTTACCTGGTGGTAGATAACCGTAACGATTGTTCAAGTCTCCTTTAATCCAATCTTGAGCGTACTTACAGTCTTCTGGGTAGTGTTTAGCGATTAGGGCATCCAACCCACCGCCCATAGAAAGCCATTTATTCGAGCAACTAACGACTTTCTTTGGTTCAGTGACTGAGAACATATCTTCTACAACCTCGATCTCAGGGAACGCTTCTTTGAACATCTCTCTTAACTCTTGGTTTTTCTCTGCGAAGATAATCATTGGTCTAGGTTAGTTTGTTATGTCCGAAGTATAACGGATAAAACCAAAGAGCGCAATAGTCCGTAATAGGTAGCCTGTGGACAAATAAAAAATCCGCCCTTTGGCGGCTATCTTTACGATGATCCTACGATGCATCCCCCTGCGACTGGCGCATTGATGAGAGAATAACATAAAACCGTCGCTTTAGGCAACGGCTTACAGTAGTACCAGCGGGAGCTGGTTGGGCAGGTCATGCAGGGCCTTCGTCGTCCTTTCGATATCAATGTCGATCAGAGGAACAAATCCGCAACGCTCGCCTTTGGTAACGGCGATGGAGACGTGGATTTCGCCACGTTCAGCGATGTCTACCAGTGAAACGAATTCGATGGGACTAAGTCCGCTTTCGAGTTCAACGTCTGTGCTCTTTAAAAAGATGACCATCTTTTGCTCCCTTCAATCTTATTGAAATACGCGAATTCACCAAAGAAACGTTCCGCCAAGTAATTATACATGATTGCAGCGTCTCTGGCAGTATCAAAACCGTCTACACGATGGAATTTGCCATTATGCTGTAGTATCGCGCGCCATTTCTTTTTATTTAAAAATACCCCTTTATACTTTCGGTTTCCAGATGGTTTAGAATTCCTAACGTTTTCTGCATGTGTGCATGGGCGTAGATTTGCTTTTCTATTATCAAGGGGGTTGCCGTTTATATGGTCAATGAACTCATGCGCGAATCCAGTAATTAGACGGTGCATTTTTACATGTTTACCTTTGATAGTAGTTGCTGCGCAACCTCTGGATAAATGCCAGCTATGCTTCAGCATCTCTTCATAGTTATCATCGTCTACAAAGACATTTCTTCCCGCGCCTTTTTTACCACTTAACCTAATTTTTTTCATAAAAAGACTTAGTTCTGCCACCGAGGTAGAAACCACTTGCGTGGCTCGGAAGCATAAATAAGTCTTCTTTCACGTTTCTACGCGTGACACCTGCATTATACATAAAACCGCCACAAGTGTGAAGCGGTTTAGTCGGGGTCACCCTCCTTGAAAAGCAACGATAGGATGAGTACGACGGACAGACCTGCGAACATCAAAGGGGTCATTGTTACCTCCGATATTGGCGATGGTTTGGCGTGTCAGCTTCCTTGTCTCGCATTTCTTTGAGCAGGCTTTGATACCGCTTTTCAGCAGGCGCTTTTCTTGGCGACAAACGGGACAGGTACGCATTGGCACTCCTTTAAAAGGTGCGGGACAACACGCGAAGCGATGGCGGTGGGGGATGGCCATTCACTATATCGCGACCCGCAGGCAAGCAAACCAGCGTCCTTATCAGGGCATGTTACCAAAGTTCGAGCTCGATAACATGAACGCTTGTTTGCCTCCCTGCGAGTAACGATTTCGCGACCCGCCAGCTGTTCAGTAGCGTCGCAAGTCCACCATTTTTCAATGATGGGTCTTTCTACTGAACATGTGGAGAGCCAAGAAGGCTCAAAAATAGTACCAAATATCGTCGAGACGTTTGTACGGAGTTTCGTCCGTGATGGGTCTACGCCGAGATTTTCTGGCGGTATTTCTCTTGAAATATTTCTTCCATCTACAGGCAATGAACGAGAAACGACTTTCACGTCGCCAGTCCTTGCGAGTTCTGTTTCGATGTTGATGTCGGGCCATAATATGTATAGCCGTCCTTAAAGGTGGACGGTTTTACATATAGGCGTAGTTAAATATGTTCATAGATTTTATCTTTCACTGGGGCGTGACTATGCTCTTAGCCCTGATAGCCCCAGTGAACACGTCGTCCCGGTCTACGGGCATATCGCCTTGTGGCACAGGCGAGCGTACACACCTTAGCCATGTTCGCCGACGTGCAGGCTACTTATGGGAACGGGCATACGCAGTGATGATTACGGCCGAAGCCGTCTACTGGTATCTAATAACGTCCAGCGGCGCAAGCGGTTATACGCAAGCGAGGAACTAGATACCATGAGACGACCCAGAAGGCATTTCATCTTCGGTCTTATAGCAATGCTTCTACGTCTGCCTAGGCACGGCGCACTGTAACAGTGACCACGCTTTTGGCGCTATATGGGATTTCTCCCCACTAGACATCCACAGAGTGAATGGCTAACGGAGAGCCACGACGTGAAGTCATGCGCTACTCGGTATCTTCTAGTTTTTTAGGCGTATGCCTCATACCATATACTGGCGTATCATCTGGTAATTCAGACTTAACAAGTCGCCATAACTTCTTTCCATGTCCTGGACGCTGGAGGCCAGCCCCATGGCATGAGAATCTTCCGCACTTCTTACAAGCATATCTGAACCACCTGTTCTCTTTTAAGAATCCAATGGTCGACTCTTTCTTAAATACGTCCTCGATGGCTTCCTGTTCTGAAATAAAGTCTCTCAGTAAAGGATCGCTACTATTGATTTTGATTAAGACTCTTATCAGTTGGCCTGCACATTTCATATATTTTTTTATCCCCCTTCCCCACCGCAGGTTACGAATCTTTTCCTATAAAGGATAAGCATACGAGGGTGAAGGGAGAGCCGAGTAGTTATTAGCTAGTCGGCACCCATATTATACCTTAGTTTAGTTTTTCTTTTAACTGGTCAATGATCTTTTCCATCACTGAATCGTAGTACGTCTTAAACTCGCCTTTCTTTCCATTAGCCTCCCAAATCCGCCAAATCGTGTTTCTAAGCCTTTCTGATGGAGTTTTTGTTTCAAACTCTCCTAGTTTAACTTCTGGGACAAAGATTTCAGTAAAAGGAGCTTCTTGAAAGTAGAAATACCCTTTTTTGTTCACACACTTATTAAGATGAAGGATGTCTTCATCGTGCAGTTCATTGGTAGCAACGCGTATCATCCAAGTATTATCCTTCTTACTTTCTACCTTATCTAGGATGGCCATTATCGGACGGGGGGTCATACTAGAAAGGTATTGAAGAAGGATCTATTTCCATGATGTTTTCACTTTTATCCATGGATTGATTAACGAAGTCGAGCGTAGACATAGTGACGCTATCGCCTACCGTTGAACGAGTAATGCTAACGACTGAATCAGTGGATCTAGCAGGTGCGTCCTTCTTATCTAGGAAGATAATGTCACCTGCGACAATTTCAGTCGTTGTTTTCTTTTGACCATCAGCCGTAGTCCATTCTCTCGTCTGTAACCTACCGTCTAGGTAAATCCTAGATCCTTTCGTTAGGAATGTACCGACATTCTCGGCGTTCTTATCCCAGCAAACGACGTTATGATACTCGGCTCTCTGTTTATCTTTACCCCAGCTATTCGTAACAAGGCGGAAGTTACAGACTGACTTATCTCCAGCCTTGCGTATAACTGGATCAGTTACCATGGTACCGATGAGCATTGCGCGGTTAAGATCCATATTAGCGATGGTTATAACAGGTCTGATAGCCCTTCTTTTGAGCCGTAGCACAGGCTTCACACTTTACTGAATCCTCTCCCTTACTTCCTTGTAGATCATTATCTTCTTCTCCCTCCACTAAAAAGAGAGAGGTTAGAGCGTAGCGTCTAAAGTAGGTAATTGAGGCACCCATCTTTTGCGGATCGTCTGATGGAGTAACAGGAGCGATAAAGCGCATGGTTTCACCGCTCTCACTATCACTAACGATAGTCTCAATAGCTAATTTGCCTTCTACGTGGGTTAGGGGTTGAAGGACAACGATACCATGTTTCGTGAAGGTAGGTTTAATAGCTTCAATAACCATGTTCACATCGAAGTATTTGTTTTTGAAGTGTCCACCTGTCTTTTCTTTATTAACGGCTTTTAACTCAGTTTGAATTGAGAGGAGCTTTGAATGTAGTGACATAATTAGTTTAATTCTGAAAAAATAATATCCAACTGATCGCTAACTTTCATATTATTGATACAGTCCTGACAAACACGAGCTTTATCGAAACGCTGGGAATCTTCACCAATGCCGCACTTTTCACACACTTGAGGAATCATGTTGTCTTTAAGGACTTCTTTTAAGACTTTGAAACAGTCCTCTTTTTCACGTACCCAGTTTTCAGAATACGGTTGCGAGTTACGATCAAGAGCATAGAGAGAGAATAGAGCGTCCATTAAACGAGAAGCGTCACTCGTGCTCAATCTGTCTAAAGCGTTAAAGATGGTTAAAAGGTACGGTCTAAGCTCTTTAGGATGATAGGGGAGGTTAAATCCCTCTGGACGGCCTATCTTCTTAAGAATGGCTGATTTCTGGTTAGGCGTCATATTAGAATGCTTCCTCAATATCTTTCTCACCTTCCTCTAAGATCACCTGAAGATCACTTAAACAATCATCACAAAGTTCAGTCATATTGTCTTCCTTTGAACCTCGAATGATCTGCCTATTGCAGTTCTCACAGTTAAACGGTTGTCCGTATGTGGTCATAATTTACAGTTAATGAATGATGTACAATTAGCTAAGTCACATGAGAGATTACGGTGTGATCAGGTTTAGCCGACCAGTCGTAACATCTTTGCCTTTTTCAACCTTACTTCTATAGACTACCAGTAAAGTAGACTAAATGTCAATAGTGTGTTATAGTACTCCTGTTGATAACTTTTTAACACATATGAAACAAAGAAAAAAGCGCGTAATCAATAAAGAAATTAACTGGGCAAAGGAGGAGCGCGAGAACATGTCCATGTTTAATGACTATCTAAAGGGGTTAACTGTGTATGAGGTGGCTGATAAATACGGATGTAGTCCACAATGGGTAGCTAAGCTAGTCACAGCCGATCTCAGTGAAGAATTGAAACAAACGCATAAAAACAACCGTCTTGAGCTGTTGTACAAGAAGCTAAAAAACATCGCTTGACATAGGTAGCGTTAATAGATTATACTGGTATTGATCTGCGTGGGTAACGTAGGTATATCGGTTCGAGTGAGTCTCGTGCCATCCTTTAGCGGGATGGTTACCCCACGAGGCGACCTCTAACCGATATTTTTGTTGGTTAGCGTCTTTCGAGCGACGTTAAATCCGCAGGAACTCTTAAGCCTGTAATTAAAGGAGTAACACATTGAGGGCAGACCTAAATCCAGGCGCTGTCGGCGACTGACAACCTGGTCAGTGGCTTGCTCTTAATGAACCACAAGGGGACGTAGTTAACCCCCAAAGAATCCCTACAATGCCAGCCCGCGCACCCGTTGCCGTACCACTGACAAAGTCGCTTTGTGCCTATTTTTATTTAATGTTAGCCAAGTAATACGGTTATACACAGCTCTTATAGACAAGATGTCGCTACTGTGCTACAGTAGTAATCGTATGAAACACACACCAATTGTACATCGTAGAGTGTCCGCTAAGGACAAAAAGAAAGGTTTACTTATTTGGGCCTTTGTTCTCCTCTGTGGCTTTGGTCTCATTCATTCACAGCTTAATAACTTATTCGCTAGTCCAGTACACGCACAGGATGCCTCTGTAGCCTTCGACGATCGTCTAGGTGAGCTTTTTCCTACGAGTACGGTAATCTACACCAACTCTGTTAAAACGACGCGTATGAAGGAACCTAAGACTATTAAAGCACGTGTAACGTATTACTCAGTTAAAGATAGCTGTCACTTCCCTGCTAAGGACGGAGGCTGTTACTCCGCTAACTATCCTCATAAGATCCAACGTGGTGATATGGCTTGCCCTAAAGAGTACAAGTTCGGCACCAAGGTTCAGTACAATGGTGAGATCTATATCTGTAATGACCGCACGGCTGATTGGGTACAAGATAAGTGGGAAGAACCTACCTTCGATATCTTTGTCCCTACTTCAAAAGAAGTTAAGCCACGTGTGTTTACTGAAGTAACTATTTTCTAATATGAACATTAAACAATATTTCTGTGTACATCCTAGAGAAAACATCGAAGCAACTCACAATCTTAACCAAGAGACCGCAGAATATATGATTTCCTTCCTTAAGGAAACTATTGCTACGTTCAAAATGGCTAAGAAACGTAAACTAGAATATCACCCAACGTTCTCATCTACAGATGTAAAGATGTTAAAGTGCAACAAGTGCGGTAAAATTATAACCTTTTAATATGAAACATCACCCGAGCTTGTCCGCTGGTGAATCTCAATGTTCTAAGTTACTTCAAGTGTTAGAAAGAGGTGGTGAGTTCACCGTTCCTCAACTGATTAAAGCAGTTTACAGAGTACCAGGACCTGCATCTGCTCGTCTTGCCGCTCGTATCTTTGAGCTTAAAGATAAAGGAAAGAAGATCATTACAAGACGGTACAGGGTGGGAAAGAAGGTCACGTTTACTTATGAGCTTATAAAGGATGTGAAATTCAAATAATATGCTTCAACCTGGCCCACAACCTCGAAGAAAGATCGTTACCGCCTGCTGTAGATCTGGATATACGAGACCTATTACAAGATATGTCTGTAACGAGTGCAAGAAAGAATGCGCCCTGATGAAAGACGACGGCTATCGACCTGCTAAAGTCACAATGTTTATGGATTACAAACCGCCTGAGAATATGACTTGGAAGGAACGTAATGAAGAAGTTCTTAAAAGAACGAATAAAGTTGCTGAATATACAAACCAAATTGGCGGAGTTACTGATTCAACTGAAATAAAGTTTATTAAACAGCGTATTAAGTGGAATAACGACAGGATCGCTCTACTTTTAGGCTAAGTTGTGGTATAATTATGGTATGAGGTTGAAACCTTTAAAGCCAAAGAAGGTAAAAAAACCAACTGTCCGTCAGCTTATAAAGAAGCTAGATAGCGTGTTCTCAATATGGATACGCAAAAGAGACGCAGGCTTTGACGACCACATTGTTTGCTTCACCTGTGGAGCTCGTAAACACTGGAAAGAAGCCCAAAACTCCCACTATGTGAGCAGACGGCACATGAGTACACGGTTCTATGAGAAAAATTGTCACAGCGCTTGTGTGGCATGCAACGTATTTCTACACGGCAACATGGATAACTACGCTCTCGCCCTTCAAAGAAAGTACGGAGCCTCTATCCTCGAAGAATTGAATGGACTAAAACACCTTTCAAAGAGCTTCACTGTCCAAGAGCTACAGTCCCTTATTGATAAATACCGTAGCTAGTAGTAATATACTGGGCATATGGCTAAGATAAGAGAAGAGGAATATAGAAAAGACTCTCCAACAAATCCATACGGAGCTAACCAGTACACGATGGACCCAAGACAGTTAGCCTGTTGGAAATACTACACCGATCCCAAATCAGAAACCTTCGGCAACGCTACACAATCAGCTATAAGAGCTGGGTATACGGATGGTACAGCAGACCGCATAACGCACGAGAATTGGTTTAAAGGTAAATTACGGAGGCTCCAATTGCTTGATAAAGCCGAGAAAGTATTAGAGGAAACCCTTGATTTAGACACCTTGGACGAGGATGGGAAAAAGGATAAAGGACTCCATGCTTTAAAGTTAGACGCTGCTAAGTTTATCGCTAAGACCCAAGGTAAGAATGAAGGGTATAGTGAGAGACAAGAGTTAACTGGTAAAGATGGAGCACCATTGCCAACTCCAATCCTAGGAGGACTTACAAAAGATGTTTCAACAGACGACGGCAGTTAAAAAGATTCTAGCAATGAAGAAACGCCTTAAGATTATTCAAGGTGGTTCTTCTGCTGGAAAGACGATAGCGGTATTGCTTATCCTAATAGACAAGGCTCAATCTCAAAGAGGTAAGCTTATAAGCGTTGTGAGCGAAACGCTCCCACACCTTCGCCGTGGTGCCATCAAAGACTTCATTTCAATCATGGAGGCCCATGGGTACTACAAGGATGACAGATGGAACGTATCTAACTTTACTTACACCTTCGAGACTGGATCTAAGATAGAGTTCTTTTCAGCAGACTCCCCTGATCGTGTACGCGGGCCACGTCGCGACATCCTTTTCTTAAACGAGGCTAACAATGTTTCATATGAAACATATACCCAGCTCTCAATACGTACCAACGACGAGATCTTTATTGATTACAACCCTGTAAGTGAGTTCTGGGTTCATTCCGAGGTAATACCTACCACCGAGCATGACTTCGCTATCCTTACCTACCTAGACAACGAAGCTTTACCTGACACCATCGTTAAAGAGTTAGAGAATAGGAAGTCTAACAAGAGATTTTGGACAGTCTACGGCTTAGGCCAAATCGGTGAAGCTGAGGGTAGAGTTTACTCAAATTGGCAGATTATCGATGAAATACCACATGAGGCCCGTTTAGAACGCTATGGCCTTGATTTCGGCTATACAAACGATCCTACGGCGATAGCTGCGGTCTATGCGTATAACGGGGGATTCATACTAGACGAAGTCTGTTATAAGAAGGGGATGAGTAATCGACAGATCGCTGATACGTTCTTAACAACTGACCGAGCTTTGATTTGCGCCGATAGTGCTGAACCTAAATCTATTGATGAGCTAAAGTCCTATGGTTTAGATGTTGTACCCTGCTCAAAGGGGCCAGGATCTATCAACCAGGGCATTCAGTACGTTCAGGATCAAAAGATCAGCGTCACAAAAAGAAGCATTAACCTTATCAAAGAGTATCGTGGCTATCTGTGGAGAACCGACAGAGATGGTAGAATAATTAACGAGGCGGAGAGCGGAAATGATCATTTATTGGATGCTGCTCGCTATGCTTTAGAGTCATACCGTCCGCGTGTGGATTATCCTATCGGTGTCTATGACTTTGCACCTCCTGAGTATTAGCGTATAATAAAAGCGTAACGGTTGAGATAACTACTGTGGCAACAAAGAAAGCAAGCTCAAAAGAGCCGGAGAAGACAAAGAAGTCCCAAGTATCCCAAGCATCCAAAGCAGCGCTTGAGGATAAGGTTGCGTACACCAAACGCGGGAGCGCTTTGAATCCATACACGAACGATGTTTTCCAACAGGCGGCTACGCTTATCCAGTATGAGAAACGTGCTTATGAGGACGCTAATCGTTCGATCAAGTCTTCGCTTAAGAAGGCTTATAAGAACTACCTAGGCATCTTTGATCAGCCTTATGATACCTACACAAAGCGTAAGAAGATCTTTAGCCCTCTTACTCATGACATAGTGGATTCGATTTCAAAGCCTGTTCAGATCACGGCAAAGTCGATCAAGTTCCTTCCATTAACAGATAAGTCGAGAGGTAAGGCGAAACTCTTGAACATGGTAATGCCTTACTTCTTCCAAGTAATGGATTTTGATAAGCATATTGAGACGTTTAAACACCGTGTAGCCATGCTTGGCACTCAGGTATCTTTGCAAGACTGGGTCTATCAAGAGGATGAGATGTCTGTTGAGAATGATCCTACTGAAGAGCTTTTGCTTGGTCTGCCTGAAGAAAAGGCTGCAAAGAAGAAGACAAAGAAGGTTGTCCAGGACCGTCCACGTATCACGAACTTAGACATCATGGATCTGTTCATGCCGGCCACAGCTGAATCCATTCAATGGGCTGTGGCTAATGCTTCCGTGATCTATCGCGACGTCTGTACCGCTGATGATATTCGCAGAAACCCTAACTATTCGGAGGAGGTTAGAGCTTCTATCCAAGGACGTACGATTGTATCAACGGCAACGGATGACTCTACGTCTTTGATGAAATACTCAATGAGTGGCTTCTCAGGCCCTGGCGCCGGAAAGGTCATGCAATCAGGTGAAACGGAGAAGTTCTCCAATCCTGTCGTGGCTCGCTATCGACGTTTCGGCAAAGTCCCTAAGAGCTGGATTACCGGTGACGAGGCTGATGGCCTTATCTCGATTGATGCCATTATCGAGGCTGTTGCATCGGACTCAACCGAGTATAACTTTGAAACCCTTTCGATCCGTCCATCGCCGTTCGGAGCCTATGGCCCATTCGAAGACTGTCGTTTCAATATCCTTCCTAAGCGTTATTACGGTGAAGGTGTGGGCGAACGCTTGATTCCTTACCAGATTTGGCACAACGAGGTCATTAACAACCGTCGAAACAACGAGATGATCGTCCAGCACAGGATGTTCATCACGAAGAAAGGAAAGGTAGACACTCGTCAGCTCTTTGCCCGTCCAGGTGGTGCTATCGAAGTTGAGAATCCTACGACGGATATCATTCCTCTCGCTACGCCGGATATTGCAGGTTCCTCATTCGGCGAAGATAACTACATCCTTTCAGGCGCTCAGCGCCTTGCTGGTGTAGCCATGACGCCAATTAACAAGAAGGCGACAGCTACAGAGATCAATAACATTCAGGCGAATGCTAATGTTACATCAAATGAGTACATGGGCGCGCTTGAGCAGTATCTTGAGGGCCTTGTACTCCATCACGTCATCCCTCTCTGCAAGCGCTACTTCAGTGATGAGAAAGCCATTCCTATCACGATGTCCGCTAAAGAGATGGAACAGTTGGATACCTATAACGGCTATCGTCCTTTCACCAGCGAAGAAGCTAACTCGGTTCGTTTCTTGCTTGTCGATGATCCTTCGCTCTTCGACGGTGAGTTCGCCGTAACGGTGGACATCGAAGGCTCGGGACAGAATCGCGCTCAACAGGCCGCTGTGCTTACCCAGATGATGACGCTTGCCTCAAAGATCCAAGGAGCTAATATGAACCTTCCTGAAGCCTTTAGAAAGCTCGCTGAGCTCTCTGGCATTTCAGATGATCGCTTATTCAATGACGCTGCTCCTACCGGACCGACGGGCGTAACGAATCCTCAAGTTCCTGGCATGGCGCAAATGATGGCAATGGCTGGGCAAGGTGGGACACAAGGCCCGCCTCCTCAGCCATCACAAAGCGCTCAAGGACTAGCTCAAGGAATAGCTCAAGGCATGGCATAATATGAAAGTATACGATCAAGAAGAAAGGTTAGATATTAAAGGCAAGTTGCAGGATGAATCGCGTAAAGCGAATGTCATTAAGGACTTGCTCGGATCTAAGGGTTGGGCTCTCTTGGCCGGTTACTTTGAAGAACGATATCTTGAGGTGGCAGACGGTTATCCGTTTGAAACGCCTCAAGACGTGGCTGGCAGAAACGCTAGGCTAGATGAAATAAAACGCATCTATCAGTTCTTAAAGGTTGAGTTTGATACCAGTGCCTTAAACATCCGCTCATTACATGAACAGTTGCTGTTAGATGATGAGTATGTTCCGACACCGTGGGAGATCTAAGTCTCCCATGGAATCGGGCCATTCTCTAAGAATGCCCATTTAATCAACTCTTTTCATATATGGCTGACACACAGCAAACCCTCAATGCCGACGTTTCTGGGGAAACAGGCGACGAGAATGCGATGGTCGATGCATCCACAGATTCCGGCAATGGGTCTGCCGACGCACTATCGCAGGCAGATTTAGCGCTTATTGAACGCGCTACAGGTAGAAAGTTCGCTAACCAAGATGACGCTGAAAAGTACCTCAAGAACCTCAATGGTCTTGTCGGCGATAACGTCGTCTCGGCACAGCGTGAAGATGCTCGAATGTATAAAGCGGTGATCACGCGATATGCAGCCGAAAACAGCCTCTCTTACGATGATGCTAAGCAAGCTCTCGAAACCCTTGTAGCCCCTTCAAAAGACACCAAAGTCGCTTCTCAGGCTCCACAAAATAAGCAGGTCTATGTTGACCCGCGTATTGACGAGCTAGAACGTAAGGACTTTTTACGCGAGAACCCAATCGCTGCTCCTTACTTCGATAAGATCGATAGATTCGCTAAACTCAACGGCCAGACGCTTTCGTCTGCCTATCAAGAGCTTTACGGAGACATCCTCGCTGAGAAAGCAAAACAACAGCAATCTGAGGCCAAGCGGAAAGACAAAATTGCTGCTTCCATTCCTACGTCAACGTCTGCACCGGCATCCGCACCTTCAATCCCTGAGTCTAAACGTCTCATGGATGATTATAAAAAGACCGGTAATAGCGCTATTTTACGCGAAGCCATGAAGGCTCGTGCAAAAGAAACCTATATAAAGACCGAAGAATAGGGATGATAAGTAGCCTTAAACTCTAACGTATGGCTACTGACAATTACGCACGCACATATGGGGATGCTTCTATTAAAGAAGATGTCCTCGATATGATCGAACAGCTCTCTCCAGAAGAGACCTCGCTGTTCAAAACCCTCGGTAAATCCACGGCTTACGCCATGGTCCACCAATGGTTGGTTGATACCCTTGCTACTACCGCCGCTGTAGGCGAAGAAGCTGCCCAGTTCTCTGGTACGGCTTTGAACAACCCTGCGCGTTCCACGAACATCGTTGAAATCGTTAACCTCGACTTCGGTGTAACGGACGCACAGCGTGCTGTTGACCACTATGGCTTCGAAGACCGTTTTGCTTACGAGCAAGAAAAGGCTTTGAAATCATGGCGTAACAAGGCAGAATCGGATATCCTTCGCTCCTCGCTCGTCTCCGGTGCATCCGGTACGGCCGCACAGTGTATCGGTATCTTGAACTGTATCTCCACCAACAAGACCTCCCACTCATCGGGTACGATCTTGAATCAGTCGATCCTCGATGGCCTCTTGGGCATCGCATGGGAAAACGGTAACGGCCAAGCTGTCTCTGACCTCTTTGTAGGTTCATTGATGAAGCGCCGCATCTCGCAGTTCTCTGGTCGCTCTGGTACTCAGTTCGTTCTTCCTGCTGATCAGGAACGCCTTGTAACCACCACGTCGGGCTACGTCTCAGACTTCGGTGATCTCAAGGTTCACCTTCACCGCTACATGCAGAAGGATTACGCAGCTAACTCGGACGCAACGGGTCGTGTACTCGGTATCGTTGCTGACAAGTTCAAGATCGCGTATCTCAACGGCATGACTCCTAGCGTTGAACGCTTCGGCCGCCGTGGTTCGACTACGGACGCTCGCGCAAGCGGCGCCTTCACGGTTGAATCACTCAACGAACGCACGTCGTTCTTCTCCGACGGCTTCTTGCTCCAGGGTTGATCTAAACTAGTACTTGACCGTCTGATTAAAGTGCTTTATGCTGTACGTATATGCCCAAAGGCGTTTACGACCGCAGCCATATTGTCCACTGGAATCTAGGCGGTAAAAGGCTAGATCTCTCTGGCAAGAATAATCCTCGCTGGAACAGCGTTGAAAAAACCTGCATGACCTGCCAGAAGCAATTTTGGATTAAAAAAAGCCATGCGGATGCTAGAAAAACGTGTTCACGCGAATGCCACAAGAAATACCGCTCTGTCCATATCTCCGGGAGTAATTCTGGGGCATGGAAGGGCGGTATTTCGCGTAATTGGAGTATGTACAATGGGCAGTTTAATGCAGCATTGAAGATGGCTATTCGTGAAAGAGACGGCCATAAATGTGTCTTTTGTTACAAAGATAACAAACTGCAAGTTCATCATTTCAATCATAATACGAAAGACAATCGCCCGGATAATCTCATATTAGTCTGCATGCATTGTCATGCTCTGCTGCATCGGTTTACAGATAGATCGAATGGCGTTTTGAATGTGAAGCGTAAGTAAGCCCCCTCACGGGGGTTTTTTGTTGCCTGTTTATTTTTATGGTATTATTCCATTGTATGGTTGAGACATTTAACGACGACATTTTTAGCAGGGTTGTCCCACTCGAAGAAATCAGTTGGACAGCTATTGAGATGATCATGGAGGCTTACGCTGAGAAGTATCCCGAGGAGTTAATGGGATGTTTCGCCTACGTGAAGCAGTTAAAAGAAAGTAAGAACAACGACTTTGCCAGCGAAGGATCGCAAAGACACGCTTACGAGGTGCCTGAAAGACTACACAAGGCCCTTTCAATCAAGTTCCCTAAGTTGTTCGAAGGTGAGAATCTAAAGAAGTTCCTTAACCTGTATCCAGGCTTCCAAGTCGCCAATAAACTCTAAGTAAACTCTAATATGCAAACAATCGGGTTGGGCATCATCACTAAAAATGACGAGTATGAGATTCTTGATAAAGCTCTTAATAGTGTTAGCGGTCACGTGGATGCTATTTATGTCACTGTAGCCGACAAAGAACCACCTAAAGACGAGATTATTAAGGTTGTGGACAAGTACGGCGCTCACCTTAGCTATTTCAAATGGGTTAATAACTTCGCCGCGGCTCGTAATTTCAATATGAGCCAGTGCAAAGAGGACTGGTATACCTGGATGGATACGGATGACACCGTTTCAGGCGCTGAGTTCATGCGTCAGGTCGTCAATGGCTTCCCTTCGAACATTGCTTTTGGACTTGCGACCTATAACTATGCCTTCTATCCGTCTGGCATGGTCGCTACTAAGCACCCGAAGGAGCGTTTTATGCGTAATGACGGGACGTTTACATGGAAAGGGTACCTCCATGAGAACTGCGTGCCTGAATCCCAGCTTGATGGTACTCACGTTGATTCGATTATTTGGAATCATCATACGAACGACGCGAAGTCGTTGGCTTCGGCTAAGCGAAACGTAGAGATTATTGAGCAGGAAATTAAAGATCAGATCGAAGTTGGCAAGCCTGACCCTCGTACTGTTTTCAATTTGGGCATGGCTTACGCTTCAATCGCCCAGAGGACGATGGAGAAAGAGGACTGGATTCAAGCTATCCGTGCTTTTCATAAATATTTAGAGGTCGGTGGCTGGTCTGAACACGCTTATATGGCGTGGAAGTTCATCGGCTATGGCCAGCAGTGCCTTGAACGTCCTGAACAAGCTTTAGACAGCTATTTCGAAGCGATTAAGATTTGTCCACAGTATGGTGATGCTTATGCGGCTATTGGGGCCGCTTATGATCGTCTTAACCAGCTGGATAAGGCAGAGATTTGGTACAAATTAGCCTTAACTGAGGGTTCCGAGAACGCCTACGCCCACGATGTCGGCATGGCGACCCTTACTCCCCTGACTTCTTTGGCTCGCATCTACGCTTTAAAGGGAAAGATTGATGATGCGGAGAAGTACGCTCGCATGGCTCTTGAAATTACCGGCTCAGATCCTCAAATCGAAGGTATTTTAGAGGAAATCCTTAGCATTCGTGAGAAAATTAACCGCGCTGACGAGATTCTTAAAGAGATTGAGGCGTTGCCAAGTGAATCACAGCAAGACAAGTGGGCCTCTTTAACCGAAGTTGAGAAGTCTTATCCTGCTATCGTTAACTGGAGACGCGCTCAAGACTGGGGGACGAAGACATCGGGCAAGGATATTACGATCTTTACCGGTCAATCATGGGAGGAATGGAACCCTGAGAGTGCGAAAACGGGCATTGGTGGCTCTGAAGAGGCGGTTATCAACATGGCTAATGAGTTCAAGAAGCAGGGTTGGAACGTCACGGTTTACGGTAACCATGGCCCAGAACCTAAAGAATACGATGGTGTTTGGTATCGTCCTTGGTGGTCAGTGTCACTCAAGGAAGCTTGTGATATATTTATCGCGTGGAGAGATCCGGGCATCTTCGAATTCGATATCAAGGCTAAGAAAACCTATCTTTGGCTACATGACACCAACGATCCAGCGTCCATCACGGAAAAAAGGCTCAAGAACATCACGAAAGTCATCACGCTTTCAAAATGGCACCGTGCTCTCTATCCTCTCGTCCCTGATGAAAAGATGTTGGTATCGCGCAACGGCATCCTTACGGAACAGTTTAAAGAAAAGAAAGAAAAAGACACGAACAAAATTGTCTATTCGTCAGCTCCTAACCGTGGATTGCATTCGTTACTTGAAATGTGGCCTAAAATCAGAGAACGAGTCCCTAATGCCCAACTATATTGGGCCTATGGGTGGAACACGTTTGACAAGGCGGCAGCTAGTAACCCTCAAATGCAAGTATTTAAGAAGCGTGTGGTCGGGTTACTTAACCAGCCTGGCGTCACGGATCTGGGTCGAATCGGACATGAAGAACTCGCGGAGCTGATGAAGGCCGCTAACGTTTGGGCTTATCCTACGGAATTCACTGAAATCTCGTGTATTACCGGTATGAAGATGCAGGCAGCTGGCACAGTCCCTGTCTGCACGACGGTGGCCGCTCTCGATGAGACGGTTCAATACGGCCACAAGCTCGATGTTCCTGATATGTGGTCGAATAAAGAAGCCCAAGAGAAGTTTATCGACGCTATCGTGGATGTGATTCAAAACGGCTATGACAAGCGTGAGGAAATGCGAGAATGGGCTATCAATCACTACGGCTGGGACACGGTAGCGAAAGAATGGATTAACGAGTTTACTAGCTAATATGAGCGAATGGATTAACCCTCACAAATTACCCGATGGGGATCAGCAGAAACGATTACACCTTGGTCGATACGCTTGGGCAAAGGAGATGCTCTCAACGAACGCGAGAGCTGTCGCCAACGCCGCCTGTTCGTGTAACTACGGTCATGAGTATCTAAAGAAGGCAGGAAGACTTGTTATCGGCTTTGATCGTAACCCTGTAGGGCTCCAGAATGCCCGCCAAGACGGTTTTGACCTCGTGATTGATAAAGATATCCAGAATGAGACATTCGATGGCTTTGACGCCATTGTGAGCCTTGAAACGATAGAACACCTAAAAGACCCCTATGCCTTCGTCAAAGGGTGGTCACAAACCGTCAAAGAATGCGTCATCTCCGTCCCCTGTATCCCAACAAAGCACTTTAACGAATGGCACCTTCACGATTTTACTCAGGAAGATGCTCGTAAACTTGTACGGGATGCCGGCTTTACAATTAGCTCCGAGGCGTTCCAGGACGAGGATGGATTATCTAAGCCAACTTATATGCTCATTCATGCAACCAGATGATATGCAAGAAAATAACCTGTTAGATAACGGATCGTTGTGGTCAAACTTCTCTAAAGAAGAAGCACACTCGTTCCTTCAAAGCGAAGAATTAGGCGTTAAACACCCTGCACGCATTTTTGTGCGTGATCTTGTGGCTAAGCTAGGTAACGCAAAGCAGACTCTTTTAGATGTCCCTTGCGGTTCAGGCACGGACGCCGAGGTTCTTAAAGACGTTTGTAAATATTCTGGGATGGATAAAACCCAGCTTCTTGTTGAAACCGTGGCAGAGCGCTACGGCGTTGAGACGATCCTTGGGGATATCCGTAAGAATGACGTTAAAGACGGGGCTTTTGATATCGTTCTCGCTCGCGCTATCTTCGAACACCTAACCGGCCTAAAGGATGTAGAAATGGCTATCAATGAATGCGTCCGTATCGCTAAAAAAGACGTTATATTAGCATTTTATTTGCCTTTAACGGGTCAAACTAACGTCAATTTTAACGGCGTTTATTATGAGAATCGCTATGGCAAAGACGATATTTTGGGCATGCTTCATCGTGTTGGCCTACCTTTTGACTATCACCACGTTAGCGTCGATGGCACTCATTTTGTCGATTCTTACGATATTTTTCATCTAAAGAAGCCTATTGAGAGACCTGTCGAGAAGCCTATTGATGAACCCGCTGACAAACCAGCAAAGAAGATCGAGGTTAAAGCTGACACTGCGGTAGAGGTGCCTGTAACGGTTAAGAAGCGCGGCCGTCCAAAGAAATCCTAGTATGAAAGTATCAGCCTGTATCTGCGTTTATAACGAGACCACTCTCTTGAAGGCTGCTCTTAAACAATATCCTGAGTGGGTTGATCGCATCATCGTTCTCGTTTCGCAAATGCCTTGGCGCGGATCTGGCACAGCAGACGCCTTTAAGACGATTGAACTTCTTAGAGGATGGAAAGACAAGCGCGTAGAGATGGTTGTGAATAACTGGCGAAACGAAGAAGACCAAAGAAACTTCGGTCTTGGCATTTTAGCCGACAATGACTGGGTGATAACCATGGATGCTGACGAATATTTCACTAAGGAGGGATGGGATGAATTGCATGATTCGATGCGAGAATGGGGAGCTTGTGATGTGATCGTTGCAGGGATGAGAACCTACTGGAAATCGGCTGATTATCGTTGGGAACCGCCTGATATGCACAAGCCGACCATCGCGGTAAGGCCGAAAAGGACCTCCTTCTTTGATAAGCGTGAAGTTACGGCAAATCTTAACCGTCAGATGCGTTCAACGATGCACCATTTCTCATGGGTTCGTACTGATGAAGAGGTGTTTCAAAAGGTGCAAAACTATATGCATGCTGACGACTTTCAAGGCATGGAATGGTATGGTAATATATGGAAAGCATGGAGCGAGGATAAGGCGAAGGAGATGACAAATCTTCGTCCCTACGGGGATACGACAACGAAAGCCATATACGATCCAGCGCCTCAAGAAATTAAAGACTTATTTCAATAGGTTGCATTCAATAGTCCTTTGGTTGAGTTATGAGGGCTGTTCGTGTGTTTTTGCGTCAGCTCAACCGCGCAGGCCATACGAATAGCCCCCACAAGCCTTTTAGGGCCTGGGGGTATTCTCATCTATGGCACTCGACCAAGTAAACAATTTTGGTAAATCAACAGTAACGACAGGTTATAGCAATTCGGCTACATCCATCGTTGTTACTGATGGCTCTCGCTTCCCAGATCCTGCTAGCGGCAATTTTAACGTAGCTTGGTGGAACTCTACTGACTATTTCGACCCTTCTGACGATCCTAACCGTGAAATCGTCCGTGTAACGGCTAAGTCTTCAAATACGTTGACGGTTACTCGTGCTCAAGAAGGTACTTCAGCTACTTCAAAGAACACAACCGATAAAACTTATACGATGATTCTTGCGCCTACAGCCAAGATGATTACGGATATTGGCACTTCTTTGGGCACGAAGGTAGCAGGCCCTGGTTCATCAACTGACAACGCTGTCATGCGTTGGGACGGTACAGGTGGCTACACGGCGCAGAACTCGGTTGTAACGGTAGACGACACTGGCGTGATGGCTGGAGCTTCTATCAGCGGCTCTGCTAACACAATCACCAATGTTCCTATTTCAACGGGCGTGTCTGGTCTAGGCGCTGGTGTCGCGACGCTTCTCGGTACTCCTTCAAGTGCGAACTTGGCCGCTGCTTTAACCGATGAAACTGGTACTGGTTCGGCCGTCTTCGCTAACACTCCAACACTCGTCACCCCTATTCTTGGCACCCCGACATCGGGTACTTTAACGAACTGTACTGGCTTGCCTATTTCAACAGGTGTTTCAGGTCTTGGATCAAACGTAGCTACCTTTTTGGCTACGCCTTCGTCGGCTAACCTTGCCGCCGCTCTTACGGATGAAACAGGTACGGGTTCCGCAGTGTTTGGCACGTCCCCAACAATTACCACGTCGCTTGCAACTGGCTCATCTTCGTTTGACCTCATTAATACGAACGCTACGACGGTTAACTTCGCAGGTGCCGCCACTACGTTGAACATC